GATATTTTTCATAGCGCGTATTAAACCCAAAGCAATTAAAATGTCTTATCAATTATTCGATCAATTAACTGGACCATTGGCTAATGTCTTGCCTAATTTCAAATATTTGGCTAAAACAGTCAAATATGGAATCAAGGCCGACGTTGACATTGGTGTCACTTCTGAATTCACTAATGCTTATAAGCGTCGTGGAGCTTTATTCACGAACGTTTTGAGTCCATTTGGTGTCTTTAATGCGGAAGTAGTTAGAGATCCCCCAATTTTTGACGGGATTAATGCGCGGTTTTTTAACGATTATGGTGAAATCGATGAGCGAGCTATTGCAGAGACGCTCAGACTTAAAGGTACTTACAGACCTAATGTTATCGCAGAACTTGCGCCAACTATTGCGTCATGTAATTCTGAGAATCATGTTTCTGTTCTTGTTAATTTGTTGCGTTTTAGTATTATTAAGCGGAGTGACCCTAAAGATTTTAAGTTTGTCAATGATGATTTATTTTATGATGATGGGCACTTGGCAGTATCTTATAAGAATTATTTGAAACGTGAGTTTAATGAGGAATTAGTTTTTATTTTTAGAGAAGGTATTCAAATTGAGAGATTTTCTGAATCTACGGTTGTTGGTGATGATTTTTATTGTCCTAATATCGAGAATTTATCAGCTAGAGAGTTTAATATTTTGTTGACTTTGTTGGGATCGATCAAGTGTGATTATCCTTTGAGATTGGCTTTTAGTACACCAAGGTTAGTAGACAAGTTGGTATTACCTCTTACTACGAAGCATGCTTCGTATTATGAGGTGGTTAATGATTTTACTGCTAATGAGGTTGATCAGATTATCAGGAAGTATATTTTTGCAAATCGTGTTGAGACTGCTTTTGATTTAGCTTATTTGATTGTGGTTACAGCAATGTTTGCACCACTCCCTCGTGCCATTGAGGCAAATGGGTGGGTGAGTCCTGTTAACTTGATTAAGTTGCCTAACGTTGGATCGGTTCGTGGGTTGATGCCTGAAATGACAGGTGGGCAGCCTTTGTCGAAAAGTCCACAAAAGGCTTTGACTTGGTTGAATTATAAGCAATCTCCTGGTCGTATTGCGATTCATGCAATTGCTGCATGTGAAGCATATTACACAGGTTTCTTTGAAGTGTTGACTGCTAGTCCTAATGGTATTGAAGATACGCTTACAGCAATTGGAGTGTCATCTTCTGTGACAGCAACACCGTATAAGATGTTTTGTGAGTCTGCTGCTTATCGTTTTGGTAAGGAATTTGATCTTATCTGGCTGACAAATGCTGGTGTTGATTGTTATTCGCACTTGCTTGCGACTGAACCAGCTGCTTTGTCTATTTTAGCAAAAGTGGTTGATACTGAGCTTGAAGGTTATGATGTATATACTACTAGTGCTTTTGGTGAAGATACGGTTCATGTTATTACTAAGGAAGTTAAGCCTGCGTTGTTTCCTGTTTTGTCGATGGGAATTAATGATGATCGTTATTTTGCGAATTCACTTGAATATTCAGCTACATTGTATGCTGATCATAGTGAAGGTGTGTTGGCAACAACTGAAAGTGATCATATGAATAAGGCTTTATCAATTTTACGTATTGGTGGTTATGATGCAGTGATGACTGATAGGTTGTCAGGTTTATCTTATAGGAACTGGGCGGCTAATTCGAACGGTCAAGTGTTGCCTATGTTACCACCTAAGTTAAAGGGAAAGAGCACTTATGTTATACCTTTTAACACAATTGTTAAAAGGAAGAAGAGCTGGATGGAGTTAGGTAGTTTGACTGATTCTGTGACAATGACTGCAAAAATTAATTTGAGAGGTTATGTCATTATGACTAATGGTAAATTGGTGTCAACTTATTTGCCTAAGTATCAAACAATTAACGTTTATCCAAAGTCTTTGAATAAGGAAGAGATGGTGGCAGTTGAAATGAAGACGAGCGCAACAACAATTAAATACCGGTATTCGGGTTTTTTGTTGGCTGCGAGTCAAGTGGAAGCACCACCTGCCCGTTTACAATTATTGTCTACGGACATCCTTGGGTCGCAGCCCATAGAAACATCGAGCGAAGAGGCTGGTGCAGTGGGAGACGACTTGGAGAGTGTAGAATGAGTGGTTTGAATTATCACAATCCTGTGCCATTATATGTTGATGAGAATATGGCAGGGACAGTACCGGAGAAGTCAAGGTATGTATTGGTGCATGTTAGTAATGATGATGTACCAGTTCATAATATTGATTATCCAATGTTAATTCCATATTGTGGAGAATATACAATAGGTAAACGTATTAAACGTCGTAATATTGTGTGTTGGTATGCCAAGCTTGATTTTATTTCGATATATACGCCAAAATTGATGTCAATTGTTGGAGGCTATATTTCAGGTAATATCAGGTCGGGCATGACAGTGGAGAATCATCGTGATTTTTATATGGAGTTTGACAAAGTTATATTTAATAAGGTGACAAGTGATGAGATTCGTGAACTTAATGAATATGTGAGGTCTTTAGATGTGACAAAGATTACAGGAGATCATCACTTATTTGTGAACAGACAAGAAGTTGATACATTGTTGGAAGAGGCAATGAATTTAGGAAAATACAATGATCGTTTGGCAGCGTTGATGGTATTGAAAGATGTGGCTAGCAGAATAGGTATAGATAATCGTGTGTCATTTATAACACATTTGGTTTATATTTTGATAGCTCCGCCACATGCGTTTGTACATTTACTATCTTTGATTGGTGAATCTACAGATGCTGAAGATTATGCTAGTATTCTTAAGCGTGAGAGTGGTGCTGCAAAGCAATTACAGACTGTGTTTAGGAGTGATTTAGCGTCGCTATATGAATTAAATGTATTAGTGAATAGAGTGGATTCTGTGGTTGATTGGAATAAAGAAATAGATCATAGAACGAATGTGAAGGCTGTAGGCATTAGTACAGAAGATGTTTACAAGATTTCAACAGAAATATTTAAAGATGCAGTACGTGAAGGAAGATATCCACAGCGGTTAGAGTGGCAAGATTACTGGGTTCAACGGTGGTCAGCTATGCCTAATGGTTCGGTTATCAGCCAATATGATGAAGATATTGCTATCAAGAAATTGTTGCCATTTAGTGCAAGGGTTAAGTCAGCTTGGTTTGCTGCTAAGACAGAAAGTAATTATGATTATTGGTTAAAGAGGACGCCTCAGATTTATGCTTCTACAAGTACGAAGTATGAATGGGGTAAAGTCAGAGCTTTATATGGGTGTGATGTTACTTCGTTTTTACATAGTGATTTCGGCATGACTAACTGTGAAGATATATTGCCATCTTATTTCCCAGTGGGGCGTAAGGCAAATGAAAAGTATGTGAGAGAATCAATTGAAAAGTTTAGAGAAACTGTACCTGTGTGTTTTGATTATGATGATTTTAACAGTCAGCATTCTACAAGTAGTATGAGGACTGTGTTGCAAGCGTGGCTTGATGTTAATCAGAAGTATTTAACTGAAGAACAGGTGAATTCGGTGGAATGGACGCGTGATTCGCTCGATAGTATATTAGCAAGATTTAACTCTTCGGGAGACACTATATCATTGTCAGGGACATTGATGAGTGGTTGGCGATTGACATCGTTTATGAACACAGTGTTGAATAGAGTGTATTTAGTTAAAGCTAATTTGTTTAAACATTTAGTATATGCATTGCATAATGGTGATGATATGTTTGGTGGTGCAGTCAATATGGCTAAGGCAGTTGCTATAATTAGAGATGCTAAAGCTATTGGAGTGCGTGCTCAAGTGTCAAAGACTAACTTAGGTACAATAGGTGAATTCTTGAGAGTAGATACGAGAGCAATTGACCCAACGAATGCACAATACTTGAGTCGAAGTGTTGCGACATTAGTGCATGGGCGTGTTGAGTCATCAGCACCAAATGATTTGCGAGAGTTGGTGTCTGCTATAATAACGAGAAGTGAAGAAGTTATTAGTCGAGGTGGAGATTTTAGATTGATCAATAAATTAACACAAAAAACATTAGATTTTGCGGCAAGATTATTTAATGTTGATAACACTATCATTGACACGATGTTATCAAATCATCCAGTACAAGGTGGTATGAATAAAGATGCGCCTGTACATCTATGGCGTATTGAGAGGAGGACAGAGCCTTTCGAGAGAGAGACTTTGTTGGCAAGGTATTCTCTAATAGCGCCAGGTTTGTTCAATTATGTTGATAGGGTAAAAGAGCAGTTTGGAGTGAGTGAAAATCTTATAGATAAAGAGGAGTTGCTTTACAGAGCAGGTGTTTCGTTAGAAAAGTCCAGAGTGTATTACGAGTTAGTAATCGAAACTACACTAGGGATGGATATCTATCGTGCACTTCATGGAGTATGGAAAAGCCCTGGTTATGTGGCACCTATTGCAAAGATACGTAGTTTAGGTTTGATACCTGCTAAAGAATTGCGTAATTTAAATAGTGTGCCAGCACATTTAATCAGAACAGCGAGAAATCCAATACTTATGATGGGCACGATATTTTAGTAATTACAGTATACAGTAAATCTTGAATGTAATTACTAATATACAGGA